TTGCGGAGAACTGCGTTTAGCAGACCGTTCTCCAAATAATTCGACATTTCAGACATGATTACCTCGTAGTAACAGACATTTGAAGGGGAACGGCAGAGAACTCTGAGTCCTCATCCGACACGCTGATGTTGGCAATGGCGCGGTCATACATACTCGACCAGACCTGGATTCGTGCATCGTTCATCAGGTACGGTTCGGCTTCTGCTAGGGACGCGTACAACAGCGCGTCTGGGTAGTTAGCCAAGAACTCGTTGGACGCCACGCTATCGGACATCGCAACGGGCTTGAAGTAATACAGCAACTCCACCGTGTAGGCTTTGTCAGGGATAGGTGCGAACTCGAACTCCTGTGCAAGCGTCGTGTAAACAGCGGGCTTGCCAGACACCGTGGCCTGGGCGTTGCGGGTAAACGTAGACGGGGAGAGGTATTGCAGGGAAATACGGGGGTTGCCGTCTAGGTAAATGTCCCGCAGTTGTTGGAAGTCTGAGGGTAGGGCAACGGTAGAGTCGCCAGCCGTGGTGGTTGTAGTTACAGACTTCAGCAGTTTGCGGGTACGAATCTCCCGCGACAGACGGAGTTCTGCCAGCGTGATGAAATCAGGAATCTGGCTGGTCAGGTCGCTGCGCCCAAGATAGTTCGCAACTGCCGTCTTTAGTGTAGAGTAACTCGTCAGAGCCATCTTCTTCCTTACTGGCTACATCGTGCCATCCAAATGTGTGGGAACCGACATGGCCGATCACGTTAGAGAAGTCGTGATCCACCCATGTTTCATAACCTGCATCGTGCGCTTTCACGCAGAAATACACATCCTCACCCAGTAGTTTTTCACCGGGGAGTTGCTCAAACCAAAACCAAGGACGGGGCGTGTTTCTAAAGACATCTGCCTTTACCATCATCACGCCGCACCCAATCGCAGTCACCCGCTCCAGACCTTTCTTGTCTTTAGAGGAGATCTTCTGCCAGGTGATTGTCTTTTCTTCTTTGTTGATCCAGGCGTTCTTTGCTGTGCCGTGGATCGGCGTGACTCGGGTCGTGGCGTTGGCCCCAACAATGTCCTTGTCCAACGAAATCAAGTGTTGAATCGTATTCTTTGGGAACCGCATATCTGCATCTACCCAAAGGATATAATCCGCGCCTTCTTTTAAGGCTGTTTCTGCTAACTTCTCCCGCTGATCAAAGATCAGGGTTCCGGCAACGGTGTATAAGGCTTGCTGACCGTCTTTTCTGAATCTTGAGTCGTACCCGCACATGAGTGCTAGGTCAAACGCTGTGCCAACTTCCATTTCGCCACGCGTAGGAACGCAAACGGCGACCTTATGCCCCTTTTTCTTGCCCATCTTTTCTCCTCAAACTTTGCCGGGTCGGGTACGGAAGAACCGATTATCCGGGTTGTTTAGCCATGCTTTCATTCTTTTCTGGTCCATCACCGCAAATCCACGCAGGATTCCTTGCCGGTTTAGATCCTCGATGACCGGAAACGGTATATCTGCGACCAGTTGGCCGTTGCCCCACCGCGCTCGTTCATCTGTTGAGTTATAAGAGGCTTTATTGGCCTCAATGATCGGAGTGAGATTCGACTCCGCTTTGGTAATCAGGTTACCTTCGTTGTCTGCATAAGTGGTTCGGATTTCTCCGTTGACCACCTCAGTTCCAAGTTTACGCACTTTCCCTCCGAAAACGGGAGCGGGACTAACCCGCCCCCGATTCTACAACACTTTAGGCTGCTTTGATATCGAAGATACCGCCGTGAGCCTTCTCATTCCGCATCTCCAGCGTCAACTCGGCAAGGATCTGGGTCTTTTCAGAGTCGCCAGTTTTTGCCAGGTCGTTGGTCTGGAACGGACGGAGGTAAGCCAGGGCTGCGTACTCGGGATCAAGCACCAGCGCGTCCGTGGTCCGCATAAAGCGGTCGGCAACGATGCTGATGAGACCGAAGTCCGACAGGTATGCGCCCGCGGCAGCAACGATAGTGGTCGGCTCTGCGCCGGTCACATAACGCTGTGCAGCCACGCCGGTAAAGCCGGACGTCGTAGCCTTCAGGCCCGGGGGAACAACCAGCAACTTCGGTGTGCCACCGTTTGAGAAGATCTGCTGTGCAACGCTCTGGAGCATGGACTCAAGGAAAGTGCGGGTCGTGGTGTCGGAACGAACATCCGAGCCGTCGCCGGTGGGGTTCGTACCAGCCGAACCCTTGGACACGTTGGAAGTGATCCATGACAGCAACGCACCCATTCTACGAGCGCCAGAAGTAGCCGTACCGTTGGTCTTGGCTTGGTTGGCGGTCAGGATTTGCTCGATGTCGCGCTTGATCTCGGACGAAGCCTTAGCCAACTGGTAAGCCTTCTCAGACTTACGGCCAGCCTTGTCAACTGCCTCCAGCGTGCCGGAGATCTGGACAGTCTTACCAACGATCTGTGTAAAGTTGGTCAGACGAACAGTCGGGGATAGCGAAGCAGCGGTTGCATCGTCACCTTCGATCAGGGCGTTGTTGGTCGTTGCAGCGGCCAGCGAGTCCGTTTGCCACTCGTGCAGGGTGTTCGTGGCTTTGGCCTTGCCGATGGACGACATGATGGGGGTATCGGTCGGGCTGATGTCATAGATGACGTCAGACAGATCTTCGCGCACACCAATCGAGGTGTAGCGCAGGTAGGTATTTGAGGGAACAGCCATTTTTTAACTCCTAAATAAATTTTTCAAATAATCGGGCAGCGTCCCGTCTATCGCCAGTCTTGGCGAGTTTGGCACGCATCTTTTTCATTGCATCTTGCTCTGCGGTGGACTGTTTGCCAGTCGTTCCGGCTTTGAGCATCTTGGGAGCCTCGGCGACCTTCTTGGTGGCCTGCGGTTTTCCCTGTTGCAACTTTTGCCATTGCATCGCGTTATACAAGGTCAGGACTGCACGATGGTCGTAGACTGACGCGAGTTCTTGCTCGCTAAACCCGATAGAGCGGGCAAAGTCCTTGATCTCTTTGCGGATAACCTCGCCTTTAACTTCATCTGCCATCTCAGGAATGGCCGCTCTTAACTTCTCGGCTTCCGAGGAAAGATGTGTTCTCAGACGTTCCTGTTGCTCCGCTTGCTGTCGCATCGCTAGTTGCTGACGTTCTTGTCTTACGGCGGCAAGTTGCTTGTCTCGCTCGGCTCGTTCCGCAACCCTAACTGCGTAGGCAATGGGGTCGGTTTCTTTGAGTTCTGCGAGATTTTCCTCCGGCTGCTGGGTGAGCATTTGCTCTACTAACCCTAGCCTTTGGGCGTACTGGTCACGAAGTTTGGCGGCTTCCTCTATGCGTGCTTTCTCGGCCTCTATCGCCTTGCGCTGTTCCGCTAGAGTTTGCGTCTTTTTGGTGTAGTCCGAGGTTCGAGAATAGCCCTTGATGAGTTCGTCTAGATCGACCTCAAGTTCTTCGCTGCCAACTTTGACGCGATACCTGGGAGGTTCTTCGACTTCCTCTTGGGTTTCCTCTGATGCCTCTACTTCTTCGGGTTCGGATTCTTCCACATATTCTGCGGTTTCTTCCTCTTGTCGCTCCTCAACTTGGCCCTCTGGCTGTTGGGGTTCGAGCATATCGAAGATGCTTGCGGCGGCCTGGTCTACGGTTTTGCCAGTCCCTTGCGGGTTGCTGTCGTCCATCTGTGACTCCTAGTGATTAAAAAATCTTGAATCGCTTCTTTTCTATCTCCGGCTGTCGGGCCATCGAATCTAGGGTGGCGATAAATTCATCCAGCGCCCGAATCTTGATGTAGGCGTCCTCTCGGACACCAGACTCTTCGGGTTGGCTGTTGATAATGTTGCGAATATACAACTCCCGTTGTTTTTCTACAACAGTAGTAAAAAACTCGTCGGTCAGTAGGTTCTGCGCTCTCAGCGCGGGGTTATCCACCTTGGTTTGCCAATACGTCGGGTGATGGGCCGGTAAACCTTATGACGTTGCCTTGGGCGTCAAAGTATCGGGTGGGCTGGGTGTTCGGGTTGTTCTGCGCCACCTCAAGGATCGGTATTCCTTCCTGCGTATAGCCCGCCGCGTCTGGGTTGAACCTGCCCGGCGTAAATACGTTCACGGGGGCCTGGATTACGGGAGCGCCGAACTGGAACCCCGTAGGCAGCATCTCGTTGTAGCCTGCGACCCCAGAGCGGAAGGTGGGAGCGCCCTGTTGACCAAACGGAACAAAGCCTGTCTCTAGTCCTTGCTCGGAGTAGAACTGTCCTGTCAGCGGGGTGGGTACAAAGTTTGAGCCACCAAAGGATTGGTTGATCGTTCTTGCCAACAATCCTGGGAGGTTCTGTTGCGTGGCTACAACATCTGGTGTGGCAGCGGTCCTAGCCGTGTAAGCGCTGGCGGCAAACGGGTTGGCAATGTTGAGCCTTGTAAGTTCGTCACCAAACGCCGCATACGAGGGGGTGTAGTCAAACGCTTCCAATGCTCGGGTGCGGTCTAGTGCCTCCCTGCGGGCGGTTGCCATGTCCACATCTTCCCCGAGTTGCATCCCGTACAGGCGGTCCACAACGACCCCAGCCTGCGGGCGGGAGAGGGCTGTGTATACATCGTCCATGTTTCTAGCGGAGGACAGGTCCGACATTATCCGGTTGGCCGATTGTTCTGACAGCGCACCCGAACCCCTGGCTATGGAGATTGCGTTTGCCACGCGGTTAGGGTCAAGAATGTCTTGGCCTGCCGTGGTTGTAAATCTGCCGCTTCTTGGGTCGTAGGACGAGATCACGGGCTGAAGGTTTACGGGGGTGGCGAACTGATACTGCGCCGTTCCAATGGTCGAGAGGTTAGGACCGCCGACCCTGTATAAGTCCTCGGTGATATACCGTCCGGCAAACGGGTCTGCTTGCAGGGCAGAGGACATGACCTCCATGAACTGATCGGGAGCCGTTCCCATGGCGGCAACGTCTACCCCAGAAGCACCACCACGGATATAGGATTCGAGCGTGTTAGCAGCAATCGAGGGGTCGGTCTGCATACGGCCTAGCCAGTATTGGTAGCCCTCCTGCTCGGGGTTTCTGCCGAACTCGGTGCGGTACTCGCTGGTAATGGCTTGGGTATCGAACCGCTGGCCTTCGGTGCTGTTGTTGATCTGCTGGGTCACCTGCTCGGGGGTAAGCGCTCCCGAGGTTAGTTGCTGGACATAAAAGTTCCGACCACCCTCATCCGGGGCGCGGCCTAGTTGGTCGCGGTAGATGTCGGTGATTAAATCCAAGTAGTTCATTCCTATCCCCTTACCGCACGAATCCCTGCGGCGGTTGCGTCTATGCTTGTCTGTGCGGCGAGTTCTTGGCGCTTGAGTGCGATCTCGGCGGCGGCTTTCTCCTGTGCCAGCGCAATGTCGGCCATTGCTTTCTCTTGCTTGACCTGAATATCTGCCTGGGCCTTTGCCATCATCGCCTCGATCTGGGCTTGGGTCTGAGCCATCAATGCCTGGACCATCGGGTCGGGTTGTTGTTGCTGTGGCTGAGGTTGGGACAGTTGGGCATCCAACTCGGGCGTGATCTCGCGGAAGAACCGGCTGGAGTCCTTGAACCCTGCGGCCTCGATGAACTTCCCGAGGGTGGCACGATACTGACCCACGGTGACCAGAGGATTGGTAGGCCCGTACTGCTGGAGGATCTGCTCTTGTTTCTGCATGACCATGCCCAACATTGCCATCTGTTCCTGGCGGGTTCCGGTTCCGAGTCCGACGTTTACGGTCATGTCGTACTCATTATCCCACTCGCGGGGGTCCATTGTCACGAAGCGTCCACGCAGACGGATGACCCGTGGTTTGTCTTGGTACTTGGTCAGCAGGTGCAGGATGTTCCTGAAGATGTCCTTGATCCCTGTCTCGGCAAAGATACGGGCGATCAGTTCCATCTTGGAGCCAGCGGCGTTTTGCATGGCCGCGATTGCTGCCGCAGTTGTGTTTTGCAGGATGTTGGGGTCTAGTCCCTGAGACGCATCGTTCACACCCGTCCGCTTGGCTTGGATGTTGTCCATGTATTCCAGCATCGGGAAGGACTGCCCTGCGACTGCTTGGACTGCCAACTGAGACACGGCCTGTGGACTCTTAACTCGTACAACCCCACCAGGCGAAACGGTCAGCAGATCGTCTAGGTTGACTTGCCCGTCTACCGCAACGACCCGTGCATTGTTGGTCAGGTACATATTGTCCAAGATCTGACGGGTGATCGTGGACTTGATGATCTGGAGGTCCATCGTCCTGTCGGCCAAAGACTGCCCAAAGAACTTGTGGGGCAGCGGGATCGGGCAGATGGAGCAAAACGGCAGGTAGTCGATCTCTTCGTTCTCTAAGACATTCTGTCCGGCATAGATCACCCGACGGAGTTCAGCAATCCCGTCGTCATCGTAGTCCACGCGGATGTATGCCTCGAACACCTCGATCTCTTGCATGGACGGGTCGAGACTCGGATCGTCCGGCTGCTCTCCGTTGGAGTAGCGGGCCACGCGCTCTGGCGTGTAGGTCAGATCTTCGTAGGTCGGCAGGTTGTCAATCACATCGCGGTCAAAGCCCATTGCGACCAGTTCGGAACGGGTGACCAGACGACGGTGGGCGCAAAACGGTGTCTCGCGCAGTTCGATGGTTTTCTTGCTGACGATGAACTCTTCGGGCGGGATGTTCTCGATGACCACCCGACCCTTCTTGTCGATCTTCTTGACCTTGACGTTGTAGGCGTAGACCGGAACCATCGGGGGAGGCTCTTGGGCGATTGCCTGGTTTACAGCCATGTCTGGCAAGAACTCGGGGGCAGGAGCCGGTATTTCGCCGATCTGGATTTCTTCTTGGCTGACGACCTCATACTGACCGTCCATCAGCATCATCGTGAGTTCGTCTTGGCTGAGTTCCTTATACGACTCGGTGTTGACCTCGGTCTCGTCCTTCCAGTAGACCTTGACGGTCCCGACCTTGGACAACAGAGCGTCCTTGATCATCGTGTGCAGGACGGAGATTCCGGGGTTGTCCCGCATGAACACCCAGTTGGCGTACTCGGTGGCCTGTTCAGCCATCTCGACATCTTCCGGTCCCTTGGGTTCAAAGACCACGACTTCATCCGAGGACGTAAAGACACGCATCAGCGCGGGCATTGCGCCGTCTACGGCTTCGGCAACCTCGCGGGTAACGATCCGAGAACGACCCTCGACCTCATTGCCATACTCTTCGCCGTTGTAATACTGAATGGCTTTTCGACGGGACTCGGTAGTCTCAGTCTCCAGATAACCAATCGCATTGTCGATCTCGTTATCCAGGATTCCTTTTAGGGTCGCTTCATTCATTTACACAATCCATTTGATGTTGGCGTTAATTGGTTTGCTCCAGTTGCTCGTCTGGTTCATACCGACGGCAAGATACCGGAACGCATCAGCAGCGTGAGAGGTGTAGTCATGTAAGGGTTTGTCGTAAAACACCTGACGCTTTTCATCGTATTCCCTGCGATAGTTTCGCAGACAGTCTAATCCTTGCTTGGCTTTAGGATGGAACCAGCAGTTAGGAAGAAGTCTCCTGACCGCCTGTATTCCGTCGTCCACCCCTAACCTTGGGCAGACGGTGATAGAGAGTCCTAAGTCTTGCAGGATCTCTTTCCTGCTCTTGCCTGTTCCTAGTTCCCTGACCTCCACGTCGTGCGGGAGGATATGCTCTGCCGTGGCGTACTTGTTGTCCTTGATCCAGTTTACATACCAGGCTAGTCCCTGCCCGTGGTTCTCAACGTAGTCGATGATCCTGACCTCCTTGCCCATCGTCTGTGCAACGAAGATCGCCGTCGAATCACCAACACCCAGATCCCACGCCGTATAGGTTTTAAGTAGATCGTCTCGGGCAAATTCCTTAAATCTTTCAGGAGCGAGGTCCACAATTTGCTGTGCGTAGAACGCTCCCTCAACCGGAGAATCAAAATTGCACTCGAATTCTTGGGCGTACTTAGCGTCGCCCATTTCCTTCTTGGCAGCGGACAGTTCATCTTGAGAAAGTATGCCCGTCTCCGATGCCTTGAACTCAAGTAGTTTCCAGCCGGGTTCTTGCTCTGCTCGGTCACGGAAGTCTTTGAAGTGGTTTGCACCCTTTGGGGTTCCTAGAAACAGCGCCCAGCCAAGACGGTCAGCGAGAGCAGGGCGAACAATCTCATTCCATATCTTCGGGTTTTGATCACCGATCTCATCCAGAATAACACCATCAAAATACTGGCCCCTAAGACTGTCAGAGTTATCCGACCCGTATAGTTGGATTCGTCTGCCATAGAAATCCACCTTCAGTTCAGAGATGTTTGCCGTGGGGCCTAGTGGTTCTGTAAACTTTACTAAGTAGTCCCATGCGACGCGTTTGGCCTGCCCGTAGGTCGGGGCGATGTACGCAAACCTCGGGGCTTCCTTGTCGCATTGCAGGGCAGAGTGGATCAGTTGGTTTAACGCAGCCACCGTCTTGCCCATCCTCCGATGAGCCACTACGACTACAAAGCGGTGATCAGCCACCGCGTCGTGGATCTTTCTCTGTTGCTCTCGTGGCTTGTAGCCAGTCTCGACTACGACTTCGGTCATATACCCGTGACCACCTTGATGGTCAGCGGTCCGTTCTCTGCGCCCGTGACCTCAGTCCGAGCCAGTTTGGGGATGTGGTACTCAATCGCCTTCAGGTAGATGTCGCACGCCTTTTCGGGGTTGGTGCTGGCGACCTGATTTAGCCATCCTACGAAGTTCTCTGCGTTCTCGTCAGCCATCCTAGCGATTGCCTCGCGGACGGCGCTGGTGGCCTTATTAAGGCTTCCTGGGGGCCTTCCCTTGCCGGCGTTAGGCGGGAGCCTACGTTCTGTAACTTCCTCTACTTTACTGTTTTCCATGTCCGAATCCTTGGTGGTTGTTCGGGATAAGTGTGGTAATTATACAACAGTTATTGTTCTTCGTCTCTACCTAGTAAACCGACGGCTGGAGTAGCGGCAAACAATGGCTGGCCTTTTGTAAGGACAGACTCACGCATCTTAGGTGTAATGTCCATCTTCCAGACTTCTATTTTTTCTGGATACATAGACGGGAAACCATCAGCATCTCTTGTTCTTTCGCCTTCAATAAATGTCTTGCCTACCTTAGCGTCAAACTTCTTGCCAAGTTTCTCTAGTGACTTAGGAAGGATTTGGTCGTAAAAGCCTTTCATGCCTTCGCCGCCTACTTGTAAGTCTAGGCCAGCATACTCACCACCACCTTGCTTTATTGCTTTTTCTGCCAATTCTTTTCCAACTAAATTGGCCAAATCAGCATCCGTCGAGGCATCTTTTGTAATTGCTTTGGCGCCATCTTTCCAAGCATTAACTGACCAAACGCCGCCAGTTTTTGTAATGGCAATTCTGTCTATCTGCTTACTCAGGTCGTACCGTTCTGCCTGTGTCTTGCCGGTGGTAAAGGCAATCTGGTCGTATCCTTTTTCTGAGGCTTCTTGTATTGCTCTCTTTAGGGTTAGTTCGTGCCAGGATGTCTTAAATGGTGCGTCTGGGACTTGCTGACCAAATCCACGGCCAAGTCTGTTTTGCTCTGTTTGCAAACTGTTTAGGCGGTTAGAAACAATAGACCATTGGTCAACAATTTCCCTTGGGGCATCTTTGCCTTGACTTGTAAATGGTTGGGCCAATTCCTCTAACCTACGCTGCTCATCTAACAACGCTTGTCTCTCAACAAGAATGTTATCTAACTTCTGCTGTTCGGCTGCACGAGCCTCTGGCGTGTCATACCCCTTCTTACGCCCAGCCTGATGCCAGTCTGACTGAATTTCCTCTATGAACAGAGTCTTTTTACCGTCTACTACTCGGTCGTTTACCCTCATGTGGGCTAGGATGTTTGGTTGGTCAAAGTGGGAAGAACGGAATTCTGGCGATTTCCAGTCCGCACCAACCTTATCTGCTTCTTCTCTTGCGCGAAGAACCCTTTGATAGTTTTCAAAAGATTGGTCTGCGTCATAAGCCTTATTTGCGTCGTCTAATGCCTTTTGTGCCTTATATGCTGGGCTTTTGCTTCCTTCCGGCAACGTCAGCAGTATCTCTCGGTAGTTCTCTCCACCGGGTAGGGTGTATTTAGAGAACTTAGTGCTTCCAGCAGGGCCAAAACCCTCAGCCGCTTCCCATGCCTGATGAAGTCTGTCAACCTCGTCCCAATTGCGCGCACGGCCAGCCCTGTCTACTGCGGCTGACCATTCATCTGCTGACCGATAAGGATATCTGCCTGTCGGATCATTTAAAACATCACCTAATCGTATTTCTTGAATGTTCACCCGGTTAGAAGCGAGATAGTCCTGCACCTCTTGTTTGGTGACGTTTTGGCGGGACTTGAGAAACTCGTCCAATCCTGTCCATTTGACTTCCTCGGGTTTGACCCCGGCGGTCTTTTCTATCTGTGCCAAGAACTGACTTCCAGCACCTTTGTTTTGTAAAGGCATGGTGGCTTGTTCTAGTGCCGAGTAAAAGCCCAAATCTGACTTTGCGGGGGCTTGTAACAATCCCGGCATCTTCGGGGCCACGGCCTGCATGAACGGCATGGCGGTCTCTTGCAAGACGCCTGGAGCCGTTGCCTGTGGGTTGCGGGTGATTGCCCTTACCAGCGCGTCTGCTGCTTGGTTTGTTGCTTGTGTAAACGGTCGGCTTACAATTCCGGCGGTGGGTAAGCCAGTAAACTCTCCCAGCCTTTCGTACTGTGGGTACGGAGCGCGGATGTATTGGTCTACAAACTGACCCACTCGTTCTGTTGTTGGCAGGGTTTGTTCGCCGCCAGTAATCATTCTCACTAAAGACTCAATGTCTCCGGGTAGCCCTACCGTTGCCTGCGCCGCACCTTTGGCGGCAGAACCCATAGCGCCCAAAGCAGAGCCAACGGCTGTTGTTGGTCCTTCTATTAGGTCAAATAGCGTTGGTGCGCGGCGTCTTACACCACGGCCTACAAGAACATCAGCCACGGTCCTTCGCCCACTTACAGAGTCGGTCCCAGTAGTACCGGACGTTCCAGCAGAAATCTTTCCAGAGTTTCATGGTTTTTCCTTTGTAAGAACCACGCTTAGGGCATCTACGGCTCTTGGGGTTCTTAGTAGTTCTTCCTTGTCCATTTTCTTGGCAAGAGATTCTCCGACCTCGGATAGTTCAAATGCCATGCTTTCGATATAAAAGCGGTCCTGCCAGTTCAGATACCAATGCCAGTCTGTGTAGTATAAGAATGAGTTCTCGTTGAACGCTCTTACATGAGTCGGGTCTTGCCAGGCTCCGTAGGATAGGTCATACGGAACGTGAATGTGCATCTTTCCCTTTTGGGATAGTAGTTCCTTGCAGTTGGTCATTGCAGTTACAAGGTCGGGGATGTGTTCTAAGACGTCGTTGGCGATGATCTCATCGAACATCCCGGGTTCAACCAAGAACTCGCCGAGTCGTGTAAATATGCGTTCGCCCCACGGGACCTTTGTAATGTCCAGTATCCAGTCAGGATTCTTCTCTGGCTGGATGTCGGCGTTGATTGCATCCCTACGCCAATCTTTACCGCTTCCGAGGTTTAAGATCACTCTTTCGGTTTGTAGCGGTCTTTGAGCCTTTGGCCGAGGCTTTTGAGTGCTTGGAGGTCCGCTTGGTTTTTGGGGACTTTGGCTCCCCAGCGCTTGAATTGCATGGCGGCGGGTGTAGGCGTTCCGTTCTTGTCTTGCAGAGGGTGTCCAGCAGTAAGGGCTTGGGCTGCTTTTCGGTAGATGAACTTGGCTCTATCGTACTGATCGCCTCTTGACGCACCCGCAACTGTCCTGACGGGCTTGCGAACACTACCACCCTCGCGATTGTGTTCAGCCATCTTTTTAGTAGTTCGAGCATCATATTTGGCAAAAGCCTCCGCTGCTTGTCTGATTGTCCGGGGCATTATTTCTTTGCCTGTGCGCCGCGCATATTGGCGATCAGGGACGGATACTTAGTCCCGGTGGATTTGGCAAACCGTTTGGCAGCAGCCTTCTGGTTCTTAGACAGTTCCTTTGGTTTACCCAACCCTTTTGGTCGGGCTTTATCCCAGACGTCTTTTTTCATTTCTTGACCTTTGTGGGCAGTTTCTTCAGGCTGGATTGACCTTCCTTAACCATCTTCTTGGCGACCTTCTGGGGTACTCCTGTGGCCTTAGCGACCTTAGGGGAGGCTGCGGCGGCGAACATGAGTTTGGCCTGCTGCTTGGATTTGAAAGGCATGGTGGCTCCTAAACCTTGTTAGATTTCACACACTTATAACCCACCCGGTCGTATTCCTTGTGGAACTCGGACGCCGCTTGGTGGGCAAATTTTACACATTCTTCGTGGGTCTTAAACAGGATCTCCTCCCGCAACTCCATCTGCTGACAGGTAACCCCGAGGCAGACCAGCCAGAGAGGAAGCCACACGCTAGTCCTCTTCTTCCTCGTACTCTTGTTCCTTGAGTTCGTCATTGAACTCGTAGGCGGCACAGACGTTTTTGTCCGAGCAGGTGAACTCCCACAGTTCGCAGAATCCCTGACCCTTGCCAAGATTCGAGTAGTCGGTGTTGAAGTATTCGCAGGAGGCGCACTTCTGCGCTCCCGTGGCGGGTCCGTAGGAAGCCTTCATGACCGCTTGGGCCTTGTTAGCCTTGTTCTGTTCTGGGTCGGACATGGCCTCTGGCATCTCCATCTCGGATTCGAGCAGACCGCCTTCTTCCTTCATCTTGCCCTTGGGCTTGCCAAGCAGCCCGATCATAATCACGGGGCCGTTTTTCATTTCTTGGGGCCGTACTTGCCTGGTGTGGGTTTCTTGGCAGGCTTCATGGGTTTCTTACCGTACATAGCAATCTCCGTAAAAAAACCCCCCAGCCTTGTGAGCCAGGGGGTTTGAGGGGGCTTGAAGTGTTCCTGAGAGGAACATGGGTAAAGGTGAGGAGGACGCAATTACCCACCCCGAATTTACTCCGTTTTTTCTGAACCGTCAACAATTTTGTAGCACCATTGCTGTTTTGGTCCGGTCCCCGAGGATCGCTCTATCTTTTCCCTGGCGACCCTGTTGGACTTGCAAAGGTGAACTAGCGATCCAGAGAGTATTCCAGGGCTGAGACCCAACTGCACTTGGATCTGCTTTAGCGTGACCGGCTCGGGTGATGCGGTGATGACTTCTAAGATTCGATCTGTGGTTTTCAATTTTTCCTCCTCGGACAATCTCTGCCCTCGTTACAGTCTTTCTTGCTTTTTTCGCAACAGGTTGGCGTTTTCCACAGGGCAACCGCCCCCATCACAAACCCGATGATAGCGATTACCAGCGCTGTTTCTTTAAGCATGAAAAGCACCTCCATTGTGTAGTTTTACCCCGAGTCACCCGCTTGCCTAGATCGGACCGCTTCCACGAGACGCACGAGAAACAATGACTTTCCCCGAGCGCCTTGGCCGCTGCCTGATCTATTTCCTTCAG